AAACCATCTAGCTGGTACACAGTCGATTGGGATCATCCCGATCAACGAGGACAACGCCTGCCGTTGGGGCTGTATTGACATCGATCAATACAACTTCAATCACAAGGCTCTGATCGACAAGATACAGGCGGCGAAGCTACCTCTGGTGGTATGTCGTAGTAAATCAGGGGGCGCTCACGTCTTCTTGTTTACGGACGCCTTCATACCTGCAAAAGACATGCAGGACGTGCTGACACAGCTTTGCGCTGGTCTAGGCTATGGCGGTAGCGAGATATTCCCGAAGCAGGTAAGTCTCAACCTTGAGCGTGGCGATGTGGGCAACTTCCTCAACATGCCGTACTTCGACCATGAGAATGGTTTGAGGTACGCCTTCAATCTGGACGGTACGGCGGCTACTTTAGAGCAGTTCTTTGCTTTGGTAGCAGAGAACGTACAGACGCACGAGCAGGCTCTGTCTTTAGTCGTTGAACAAGATCAATCACTGCCCATACCCGACGGCCCACCTTGCTTACAGATACTGTGCAAGGAAGGTATAGGGGAAGGGGCTAGGAATAACGGGCTGTTCAACGTTGGTGTTTACTTACGCAAGGCGTATCCCGACACGTGGGAAACAGAGATCCTGAACCACAACATGAACTTTATCCACCCTCCGCTGCCCTTGGGCGAGGTGAATACGGTCGCCAAGCAGCTTGAGCGCAAAGACTATGCGTACAAGTGCAAGGACGCGCCAATCAACGCGTACTGCAACCCCGAGCTATGCAAGACGCGTAAGTTTGGTATCGATGCTGCTGTCTCTGGCGTACAAATCGCCAATCTGCGCAAGTACAACAGTGTTCCGCCCGTGTGGTTCTTGGACGTTCAAGGTCAGCCCTTGGAACTAGGGACAGACGACTTGATGAACCAAGCGGCGTTTCAACGTGCCTGCGTGGAGCAGTTGAACTTCTTTCCTCGTACCGTGCAAAAGGCTCAGTGGGAACAGCGTATCAACGCTTTGCTCAATGAGATGAGCGACACCGAGGGGCATGTGATTGAGGTAAGCCAAGATGTCAGTGTGAACGGGCAGTTTGCAGACCACTTGGAAGAGTTCTGCACGGGGCATCAAGCCGCTGATGAGAAAGAACAGATCTTACTCAAGCGACCATGGACTGATGAAGATCAGAAAGAAACGTACTTCCGGCTCAAGGATCTGGAGGCACACTTGGTAAAAGCTAATTTCAAGGCGTACAAAACGCACCAGATCGCGCAGAGACTGCGTGACGTAAACGGCGAAGCAACTCAGCTTCGTATACAAGGCAAGGTTATTCGTTTGTGGAAAATACCCGCACATGAACAACTGATCGGTCGCGTGGCAGAGCCATCGTTCGGTAAAGAAGACGAGATACCTTTTTAGGAGGAACAATGACAGGACTAGTATTTCCAGAGGGCCTACGGGTCTTTAAACCACGGCAGAAGGCACCTGAGTTTGTGAAAGGCGCTTTGTTGATCAACCGGCAGGAACTCATTGATTGGCTGCAACAGCAGACCGAAGAAGAGATCCGAATCGACATTCTACAAGCGAAAGCCCCCAAAACAGGGTGGTATTGCAAAGTGGACGATTGGAAGCCAGATAGCGCCCCGCAGGCCGACTTTTGATAGTTCTCGAAGGCTTTGAAGAAGCAGTTATTGGAGTAGGGGAGTGCGTTGGCGTGGACTCCCCCGTCATGGTGTATGACTACAATAAATGTCTGGCCGTGCTGATGAAGCAGCACAACTGGGACGTGGAGGATGCCGTTGAGTGGATGGACTACAACGTGCTGTCTACGCACATGGGCGAAGCCAACCCCGTGTTTGTGTTTCCTACCAAAGATTTGGCCGAACTAGCCGCAGAGCACGGCATTGAGGTCACTGAAGAGGATATATTTCACTAATGCAACGTATCTTTGGCCCTCCGGGCACCGGTAAGACGACTACTCTACTCAATCTTGTGGAAAACGAGCTAGCAAAAGGAACGCCGCCTAACCGAATCGCGTTCTTTGCATTTACCCGCAAGGCCGCAAACGAGGCCAAAGACCGTGCTGCCAAGAGGTTTGGGCTAGATCCCAAGAACGATCTGCCTTTCTTTCGCACCTTGCACAGTCTTGCGTTCAATCTAACCGGATTGAGGACCGACCAGTTGATGACGGGGCTTCACTACCAAGAGCTACAGCGTGCGACAGGCATTGAGCTAATGGAAGGCACCATGGATCACCTTAGCAATGCTCCTCAGAACTACGTTGCCGACGTTAATCACAGTCTGACCAAAGAAACGCCATTGCTTCGCCTGATTACACTGGCACGGCTGAAGAAAAACCTGCTCAAAGATGAGTACAACCTGAGTGGGCTGGACGAGCCGTGGGTGGAAGTAGACTACGTTGCACGCTCTCTGAAGGCGTACAAGAAGACACACGGCCTGTTTGACTACACCGACATGTTGGAGCTTTTTGCCAAGACCGCGCCCACTGTGTGCCCTACGTTCAAGCTAGCGATGCTTGACGAGGCGCAGGATCTATCGCCCTTGCAGTGGGACATAGCCCACGCGATTGACGGCAAGTCCGAACGGATGTACTGCGCAGGTGACGACGATCAGGCGATCTACAAATGGTCTGGGGCAGACGTTGAGCACTTTATCAATCTCGACGGCGGCAGCGAGGTTCTAGAGCAGAGCTACCGTGTTCCATCCAACATTCACGTTGTCGCAGAGCGCATCTGCGCACGTATCAAGCGCCGGTTTCCCAAGAAATACCTGCCTAAGCCCAGTGAAGGCAAGCTACAGCGGCTTACTGACTTCAGCGGGCTGGACATGAACCACGGCTCTTGGCTCTTTTTAGCGCAAGCAAACTACTTTTTGTCGCCTGTGCAGCAATTTTTAAAAAGTCAGGGCTACTACTTTGAGTATGGGGGTGGTGTGCGCAGCGTTCGCGACAAGATACGCGTGGCGCTGTCTGCGTGGAACTGTATGCAAAACAACGAACCGATCTCTTTCGAGTCGGCCAAGGCCATGTACTCATTCATGTCAGGCAACGGCGTGCGGGTTGCCCGTGGCTACAAGAAGATTGTAGGCGATCCAGAAGCATTGTTTACCTACGACGACCTCAAAGATTTTAACGGGTTACTGGCTACGCCAGATATGGATTGGAGAGACGCGCTCGACAAGCTGCCCGACGTGGACGTGGCCTACATCAACGCCCTAGTGCAACGGGGCGAGGACCTGTCGGCGGAGCCTCGTATACGCCTGTCCACGATCCACGGTGCCAAAGGTGGTGAAGCAGACAACGTCGTACTGTTCACCGACATAACCGCCGCCGCAGAAGCCAGCATGGAAAGCGACCCAGATTCCATGCACAGGGTCTTCTATGTAGCCGTGACCCGCACCAGACAGAATCTATACACCTTAGAGCCTCAAAACTTCTACAGGAGCTACGCAATATGAACGACATGGTCAACTCACCGGCCCACTACGCTGACGCTGAGATCGAATGTATCGACGCCATGATCGCGGCTTTCGGCCCAGAGGCGGTACAGACGTACTGCCGTCTAGCCAGCTTTAAATACCAGTGGCGGGCGGGCAAGAAATTCGATGCGCAAGAAGATTTAAAAAAATCGATCTGGTACACCCGTTTTGCGATGGGTGATGATCCAAGGAAGACACATGCAGAAGGCTACTAAATTGCAATTCCCACTTTTTTCGACCGAATCCGAATGGACCGCGCCTTTTGAACTGGTAGACCTTACCGGTGCCAAAGAAATCGCTATCGACCTAGAGACGCGTGATCCCAACCTCAAGCAGATGGGGCCGGGTTGGCCTCGCAAAGACGGGGACGTTGTCGGTATAGCCATTGCCACAGAAGGCTTTGAAGCTTACTACCCTATCGCGCACCTTGGCGGGGGTAATCTCGACAAAGGACAGGTGCTGCGCTGGCTCAAGAAGCAGCTAGCGACCGACTGCCCAAAGATCATGCACAACGCACCTTACGATCTGGGGTGGCTCAAGGCCCTCGACATACCCGTAAACGGCAAGATCATCGACACCATGATCATGGCTGCGCTGCTGGACGAAAACCGCTTCAGCTACAGCCTGAACGCCCTGTCTTACGACTATCTAGGGAAGGCTAAGTCAGAGAAGCTGCTAACGCAGGCCGCAGTGGACTTCGGGGTAGATCCCAAAGCCGAGCTATGGAAGCTTCCTGCGCAGTTTGTAGGGCCTTACGGCGAACAAGACGCCCGTCTGGCTTACGATCTGTACAAATTCTTTCGCGTTGAGATCAACAAAGAAGAGCTAGAAACCATCTTTGACCTCGAAACGCGGCTCACGCCTTGCCTGATCGACATGACCTACCGTGGCATACGGGTTGATCTAGAGCGGTGTGAACGCTCCAAGCAACAACTTTTAAAAAGAGAGAAGCAAACCTACCGCGAAATCAACAAAGAAGCAGGCTTCGACGTTGAGATCTGGGCGGCAACTTCTTTAGCCAAAGCATTCGACAAGCTAAAAGTTGCTTATCCGCGCACGGCCAAGGGCGCACCATCGTTTACCAAGGCGTTCCTTAACGAGAACCCGCACCCGTTTGCCAAAATGGTGGTCGAGGCACGCAACCTGAACAAGATCCAAGGCACCTTCATCAACAACATCATGAAGTTTGTCTCCAAAGACCAGCGCGTACACGGGCATATCAACCAGCTTCGCAGCGACGACGGGGGCACCGTCTCCGGACGCCTGTCAATGTCGAACCCAAACCTCCAGCAGATCCCTGCTCGCGATCCAGAGCTAGGGCCAATGATCCGCAGCCTGTTCCTGCCGGAAGAGGGCGAACTGTGGGCAGCTATCGACTACTCGCAGCAAGAACCACGGATCTTGACCCATTACGCCAGCGTTTTCGGGGCGTGGAAGAACCGTCCGCTGGGCGGGGCGCAAGAGTTTGTGGACGGCTACACCAACGATCCGGACATGGATTTCCACACAATGGTTGCCGACATGGCAAACATCAGCCGCAAACAAGCCAAGACGATAAACCTCGGCATGATGTACGGCATGGGTGTGCGCAAGCTATCCGAGCAGCTAGATCTGGACATTGACGAGGCAAAAGACCTCACTCGCCAGTACCACAACCGCGTGCCTTTCGTGAAAGAGCTAATGAACGGCGTGTCACGGTCTGTGGATCAAAAGGCAGACGGCTCCCTTCGATCTTTGAAAGGCCGAAAGTGCCGGTTCAACATGTTTGAGCCACTGGGCTATGACGTGCAGAAAGCGATGCCTTTGAAAGAAGCGAAGGCTACATACGGCGAAACGGCTCCGCTGAAGCGTGCGTACACGTACAAGGCGCTAAATCGACTGATACAGGCATCGGCAGCGGATATGACCAAGCAGGCCATGGTGGATCTATACGAGGCGGGAGAGCGGCCCTTGCTGCAAGTACACGACGAGTTGGGTT